ACCCAGGGTTGATGCAGCACTACAACGGCTTGCACATAACTCATGCGCATAATCCAGAAAAATAACACTACGGCTGCCAGTGCCAGGGGAATCAATGCCAGTGCCGTGAGACGTTGCGCCAGCCAGGACCGGGTGCCGTTACGTCCCGAACCCAGCGCCCAGTTGAGGCTGGTGTGCCCGATCAGTTGCGGTCCCAAGGCCAAGGCTACCAGCCAGTAAACCAGACCCAACGCCCCGCTCAGCAGCACCAATCCGGAAAGTCGGTGCAGGATCGACAACGTCATGGTGATCTTGAAGGGAACTTCGTCTTCCACCAGACCCTCAAAAATATTGAGCAGGGGAATATAAGTTTCCGTGATGGCTTCGTACAGCCAGTCCTCTTCCAGAAATTCATTGTATTCAGGATGACGGACAAAGGGCAGGTGACCATTGAAAACATCGATGGTTCGAACGGGCGCATGGAAGCGTACCGGACGCACTATCGTTGGGACCTCGGCCTGACAGTTCGTGATTGGCGCTACGTTGTGCGGATTGCGAACATTGACCGCAGCAACCTGACCGCAGATGCGGCAACGGGGGCTAACCTTCCTGAGCTCATGTTCGAAGCCACCGAGTTGGTGCCGAACCTGAACGCGGGTCGTGCTGCCTTCTACATGTCCCGGAGCCTTCGCACGAAATTGCGGCAGCAAACGGCAAACGCAGTTACGAGTTCCACCCTCACCATTGACATGGTTGGCGGCGTTCGTGTTATGGACTTTGACGGTATCCCTGTTCGTCGTGTTGACGCACTGGCAGCCGACGAAGCCCGCATCGTTTAATCGAAAGGAGTAATGCGATGATCCTCGACACATATGGCACGTTCTGCAACGGAACGGCCCTTAACACTGGCGGCGCTGGCAATTACATTGTCGGTGACGTTATCGACCTCCAAGCCCTTCGGGACATTGGGCAGAGTGCTGACTTGGACCTCATGGTTCAGATCGCCACAACGGTTGCGTCTGCGGGGGCAGCTACGGTTCAGTTCTCTCTCGTTTCCGACTCAACGCCCACAATCGCGACGGACGGGACCGCCACAGTCCATGTGGCCTCGGGCGCTATTGGGAAGGCAACACTGGTGGCAGGTTACGCCGCTATGACGCTTGACCTTCCGCTGGAGGACCCAGCGTATGAACGGTATCTCGGTATCATGCAAACTACCGGAACCGCAGCGCTCACCGCAGGGGCCGTTAACGCGTTCCTCGTGGACGAACCGGCGAAATGGAAAGCCTATGCGGATGGGCAAAACTAAGGAGGTGATCCATGTCTGAAGAAGCAAAACTGTACCGTTTGCGCCGGCGTTATCATGACGGGCGAATGTTGCATCAGGCCGGGGACAAGGTGTATTTTGTCCCCGGCAATGCTCCTTCCACCGCGATTTTGGTGGAGTCCGAGCAAGCGGCAGAAGCAGCGGAAGCGGCTGAAGTTGTGAAAGAGAAGAAAGCTGCGGCGAAGGCCCCGGCTAAATAAGGGCGGTAAGCGATGAGTGTATCTGTAGTTGAGATTTATAACCAAGCCCTCAGTGCCATTGGGCATACGGGGGCGGTCTCGGACGTGGCAGAGAACTCAAGGGAGGCCGATGTGTGTAACCTCTGGTATCCCTTGGTTCGTGATACAGTCATGCGATCTGCGTGGTGGCCTTCAGTTCGGGCCACCACTTCCCTTGCCCTGCTTAGCACGAGAAATCTTGATGTAGCTTGGGTGGGCGGTGACCCAGCTCCCACGTTTAAGTACGCATACAAGGCCCCCTCGGATATGCTTAGCCCGAGATACCTCGCGACTTATGCGCGGTTCGACCAAGGAATTGGGCAGGATGGGGGGCAGGACGTCGCGGCAATTTTCACCGATGCCACCCCCGCGCTGCTCGAATACGCACGGAGCGGGGTTAGTGAGGGCCTGTGGGACGTAGGTCTGCGCATGGCAATCGTTTACGCGCTGGCCGCGAAGTTGGCGCAACCGATCACAGGGAAAGCGGCTTTGGCCAATTCCACGCTGCAACAGGCAATGTTCTACGTTGGCGAGGCCAAGACGGAAGCGAATAACGTGCAACCTATGATCCAGCAGGGTTTGGCGGATTGGCACGCAGCTCGCGGGTACTCAATGTCAACAGCCCTCACGCGTTACGTTTTTCCCCTTGAACAGTTACAGAGTCTTGCGATATGAGCACACTCCCCTTTCTAACGTACGCCTTCTCAACCGGAGAAATGGCACCGCCGTTCTACAGCCGGACTGATTTGGTAACGTATGACCTCGGCCTTTCCCTTGCGATGAACGGTTTCATTGACTATCGTGGCGGATTTTCTTCTCGCGCAGGGTTCATGATGCGGGAATATGTTGCGGCAGATACGCAAGCGACGAGGCTAGTCCGGTTCAAAAACGGGGGCAATGACCTCGTGCTGCTTTTCGGCGACATGTATATGCGTGTGCTGGAGAATGGGGCGTATGCCCTTGAAGCGAGTAAGGCGGTGACGGGCCTAACACAGGCGGCCACAGCGGTTTGCACAAGCACGGCACACGGGTTCTCGAATGGGGATTGGGTGAAAATTTCCGGCGTAGTTGGTATGACCGAGGTGAACGGGCGGACCTTCCAAGTGACCTCAGTGACCGCAAACACATTCGGCTTGCAGACCCCGACCGGAACGGCTGTGGACTCCACGGGGTACGCGGCATATACCTCGGGCGGAACGGTTTCGCGGGTTTACACCTTGGCGACGCTGTACGCAGCGGCAGACTTGGCGTCGGTGAAGTTCGATCAGAAGCACCTGAACGTGTTCATCACGAGCCTAGCCTATTCTGTACACCGCCTCACTTTCGCCTCCGTGACCTCATGGACGTTGGCTGAGGAAACTTTCGCGAGTGCGGTAGCGGCTCCGATAATGCCCACCCTGACCCCGAGTGCGGCAGGGACTGCAGGTGTAGGCTTGGCGGTTTCGGCGGTTAACGTGGACGGGGAAGAGAGTCAGATTTCGCGCATGGCGATCAATGAGTTATCCGTGGATTATACGGCGACAGCGGGAAGTATTCGCGCAAACTGGACTGCAGTACCCGATGCAGTACGGTATAACCTGTACCGGACCCTCGTGCTTCCGGTAGGGAGTGAGCTGACCCCCGCGCAAGAACTTGGCTACCTCGGGTATGCACTTGGCCCGCAGTTCACGGATAACAACATCACCCCGGATTTCACGAAAACGCCGGCCCTGCATACTAATCCCTTTGCGGATTCCGCTGTGTCCTCCATCGTTATGACTGCAGCGGGAGCAGGGTACAGCAAAACGCTTTCCACGGTTTCCGTGACAGGTGGTGGTGGATCGGGGTTTGCTGGCTACCCTATCGTTGACGCGAGCGGGACGATCCTCGGCGTGGTCGTGACGAATGGGGGTTCGGGTTACGTCTCCCCCGTTCTCAGTTTTGCGGGGCCGGGAGCTGGCGCGACAGGTACGGTTAACCTCACCGCAGCGAGCGGGAATAACCCAGCGGCTTCAATTTCCTTCCAACAACGGCGGGTTTATGCAGGGACAGTGACGTATCCCGCGAAGATTTGGGGTAGTCTACCTGCGCATCCGGGAAATATGGACGTGTCTGTGGAAATTACCCCCGGAGATGCGTACTCATTCGAACTTGACGACACGGACACAACCCCTATTCAACACTTGGTGGTGCTGCGGAGCGGCCTTTTGCTGTTTTCGCGGACGGGAGTTACACGGATAACGGGGTCGAAAGACCGCTCAGTGAATGGGACCTCTGCTATTGCCGAACCGCAGGAATATAAGGGCGTGAGTAACGTGTCTCCCATGGCAATCGGGAACGATATTATCTTTACGCAAGCGGATGGGACGGCCCTGCAGTCCCTCGTGTACACTTATTACTCCAATTCCTTTGCTGCGCAAGACCTATCCCTGTTTTCGAACCACCTGTTAGGCAGGGGTAAGAAGATTATCGAAATGGCGTGGGCAGAGGCCCCGTTCAAACTGGTTTACCTCGTGCGGGAAGATGGGAAATTGCTGACCTACACGTACCTCCGTGACCAGAAAGTTTTCGCGTTGACTCAAAATGAGACGCGAGGGTTTTTCCGCAATGTTGTGTCGGTCAAGGAGTCGGATATTGACGTGGTCTACACGGTGGTCGAGCGGTTAGTGCAAGGGCGCTGGACGAAATTTGTAGAGCAGCAAGCGGATCGGCGGCAAACGTATGCGGAGGATTATTTCTGCGTGGACTGCGGGATGGAAAGTGAGAAGGCGTATCCGGCTGCAACCCTTACCCCTTCCTCGGGAATAGGCGCAGCTACACTTACGGCCTCGGCTGCGGTTTTCGCGGCGACAGACGTGGACGGGTATGTGTTCGCGGGTGGCGGGAAATTGCTGATCGACACTTATGTAAGCGGGACAGAGGTTTCCGGTACATGGGAGCGCGCAATGACTGCCGTGCAACCGGAAAGTACTGGCGAGGACGCTACAGAGCAGGCGGCTGGGACGTGGTACATCATGGGCCAGCTGACCGCACTCACCGGATTGTGGCACCTCGAGGGGGAAACGGTTCGTGTTGTGGGGGATGGAAGTGACCTCGGGGATTTCACGGTTTCGGGCGGGACGGTCACACTTTCCCGCGCGGTCACTAAGGCTCGAGTAGGCTACCCGTTCACCTATCGCGGAAAAACCCTACCGCTTACCACGAAACAGATGATGGTCGAGGGTAGAAGGAAGAATGTGAAGGGCGTTGCTGTTCGTGTGCATGAAACTCGCGGGCTTAAATGGGGCAGCGTGCGGAAGGTCGGGGATAGCCCCGTTAAACTGTACGAGATGAAAGACCGGACGAATGTGCCGTGGAGTACGGACATGCCGCTGCGGAGTGAAATGGCTACGGTGTCGATTGACGCAGCTTGGGAACGGGATGGTTCGCTGTATTGGGAGCAACCGTATGCACTCCCCGCCACCGTGCTCGGGCTGGTGGTTGATGCCGAGATTGGAGACACCTGATGAGCATGTGGCTTTACCCTTTCGCGAAAATGACGGATAGACTTCGGTTGGAACTCCCTGATAATGACGATCATAAATGGTCGATAGACCACACGACTCAGTGGTACATGATCGGGAAGGGGAGACACGCTTCGGCGGTGCTTGGGATAGCCCCTCCCGTTCTGCTAGGTGATCGGGCTTGGCTTTGGGGGTATAAATTGCAAGACCTCGCGTATGAGGTTAGCGATTTTCGCGCGGGACGGAAACTTTTCCGGCTGCTAATCCACGCTTCCCCGTATAAACTGTACGCGTTCACGGACGACAAGTCCCCCATGCTCGGGCATTTTAGTCGGTGGCTGGGGTGGAAAACGATTGGCCACGAGGCCGACAAAACTTTCTATGAGGTGATTTGATATGGCTAGTGGCACACTCGCGATAATTTCCGCCGTAATCGGGATAGCCGGAACTGTTGCCTCCGTGAGTGCGGCAAATAAGGAAACGGCGTATCGGAGGCAGGTCGCGGAAAATAACGCGAAACTTTCCGATTATAACGCGCAAGAGTCACGAATAGCTGGTGGGAAAGTGGCGCAAGATCGAGACCGGGCGGCGAAGGCGGTTATCGGGCAGATGCTCGCAGATCAAAGCGCTAGCGGGTTGAGCATTGGCGTCGGGAGTTTCGACCTGCAGGTGAAGTCGGCGGATAAGCAGGCCACACGGGATCGGACTCGGATAGTGGATGCGGCGGCAAAAGATGCTGCAGGGTACACGAAACAGGCGGAGCAATTCCGCTCGAAAAGTGGGTATTTGCAGAGCGCGCAGACCTTCGATAACCTCGCGGGGGCCGTGCAGATCGGGAGTAGCATAATCGGCGGCGCGAATAAGTATATGAATTTCCGGCGGAAAGCGGCGTTGCAGCAGGATATTAAGACGCCCTCCGCCCCTAGCATAAAGGTCAAACAGTAATGGCACTAGGTGATGTACAGCAACGCGCGGGTAGACTACCCACAGGGAACTCATACGGTATAGGTGGGGGGTCCGGTCTAGGCAGGGCGTTTCAAGGACTCGCCAATACCCTCGGTAACGTGGCCGTGAGTAAGACGGACCTCGCCACCGCCATGTATGCGCGCGAACAGCAGAAGCAGGGGTTCGCGGCACGGAAAGATATTATAACCCTGGCCGGCTCCTTGGACACGCAGATGCAGGAAATGCAGCGCGGGCTTCCGGCAGATGGGGCAGGGTTCACGGAGTCCGTTAACAAACTATATACGGATAGCGGGAAAAAATACCTAGAGAGCCTTTCGCCGAAAATGCGGGAAAAGATGGCTCCGCAGATGGAACAGTTGGCCGTGACCGCCGTGTCGCAGGCGTATAAGGTGGAGCATCTGCAAGGGGATATTGCGGCCACTAGTGACTTGTCCAAGATACTGAACACGTTCACGACTGAGGTGGCCAATTCTCCCGATTTGGCGGAGGGCGCGGCTAAGAAGTATATGGACCTGTTGGACTCCAGCACGCTGCCTGACGCGCAGAAAGCCCTATTGAAGGCGGGGGCGGAAAAACAATTCATGCACGCTCGATTTTCCGGGCAACTCCGGCAGTACCGGAATGTGCGGAACGGGGTCGTAGGGCCAGCGGATGGGACGGACGTTGTTGCCTCTGGGTTGGCCGGATGGGAACGGTCACTGTTGAACTACATTGCAGGGCCGGAGTCCCACGGGCAGTATGACATACGGTACACGGCTGGCGGGGGTACGAAGTTTACTGGCGGCTCGCACCCGAACCTATCCGAGCCTACGAAGGACGGGAAACGGTCCTCAGCTGCTGGGCGGTATCAGGACCTGTATTCGACTTGGGTTGAAATTGCCAACGGTATCGGAGTGGACGTCAAGGATTTTTCGCCGCAAAACCAAGACCGTGGGAATATCTGGTATGCGGAAAAGATGTATAAGGCGAGGACTGGCCGAGATCTCGCGACAGACATGCAGAGCGGCGATCGAGGGATAATGAAATTTATCCGAGGGGACTTGGCGAAAACGTGGGAAGGGCTGCAGGGCAAGACGGGCGACAATTTCGCCAACTACATGCTCGGTTCGCAGGGCATACAGCAAGGGCCAAAAACACCTCCGGGAGCGCCTGACCCGTTTGCTGACCCTGCCTATGCCACACTGTCTCTCGCAGATAAGCAGGCGCTGGAGGCCTCGGTTAACTCAGAAACGGCAGCGCAAAGGGTACAGCAGGACCGGACATATAAGGCGAAAAAGACCGCAGCGTGGGACGCCCTACTGACCTCGATGCAGGACGGTTCCGGCACACTGGAGCAAGTTATTGCCGCGCACGATAACGGGTCGATCACGGCGGAACAAGCAGGGAAGGCTACGCGGGCCTTTCACACGCAGCACAAGGATATGGAAACGCAAGCGGCAACTGAGGGTAAGTTGGCCGCAGGAACTCCGCTAGACAACAAGGACAGTGTGGGGCTGGACATGGTTGCCGCGCCGATACTGGCGGAAATGCGGAAATTATCCCCGAAGGCGGTTACGGATAACTTGCTCCCCTTGGCGCAACGAGGTGGGATGGTGCCGAAAACGGTCAAGACCACGCTGCTGCAAATGTCAACCAGCCAAGACCCTGCGGTTATGAACTACGGGCTCAAGGCATTGGCCACCTTGAAAGATGGGGCTGGTTCGGCCTACGATGCTATGAGCCTTTCCACGAATACGCGGAGGGTGGTGGACTTTTATCAACGGCAAAATCAATATAATGCTGACCCTAGCTTGATTGCAGAACGGGTTAAGTTTATGCGCGACCCGCAGTATAAGCAACAGCGGGACGTGCTGCGCGCAGATGCCCATAAATTGCTGAAAGATGTAACTCCCTCGATCGCTATGGACTCAATAGGCTCTACGGAAAAACTGTGGGGGCCGGTACAGGCCGCGCTTATGGGGGATTATGCTAACCTGTTCACGGACAATTACATATTGTCACAGGATAAGGCCACCGCGAAAGCCATGACCGCTACGCAGATGAAGCGGATTTGGAAGGACACGGGTATAGGGGGAACGACACACCTCGAGGCATACGGGCCGGGCTCATTCGGGCAAGTTCCTTCTATAGGAGGGTCGAAGGTTTGGATTGACGGGCAGGTTCGACACGAATTGAACCTTGGCCCTGACGCGAAATTCCGTCTTGTGGCCGATGCTACGACTGCCGATCAGGGAAATGCAGGGAAAACCCCCTCGTATTTCGTGGCCCTGCCGCAGGAAGATGGTACGATGAAGATTGCGAGGGATGATAAGGGGAACCCGTATCGGTATGCTCCGGCCCTATCCGCGATGGATAAACAGCGACTGACGTTGATCGCGCAGTTTGGCCAAGCTGCCCAGCAACACCTGAACACCTTTGGCGGGTATTCTGATTTCATGGTGACAGGTAATCAGGGCAAGAGCCATGATATTGTGAAAGAATTGCAAGCCGCGCTGTACTCAGATGCGCCCGTTAGCCCGAGCACACTGGAAGCGGCAAAAGCTTTACGACCCGTTGATCCTGGACCCGCGCAAGGCCCAGATCATCTTGGGCAACAGCATACTACAGCGGGGGATAATATGCGTAGACTATTCCACGTGTTCCCCCGCGTTGGAAAATCGAGGAATAAATAATGCCACAAGTACCTTTCGACTACGCCGCCGCACCGCAACCTATGGCTCAGGATACTCCGCAACCTGTCGGGCCTGATCCTACGTTGGGGCAGACGATTGCTGCGGATTTCCGGCAGCTCAACGACGTGGTGAGTGTGGGCAATTATATTGGCCGAGACATTTTCCGCCCTGATCCTAATTTTGATGTGGGCGCAGCGGTGCAAGATAGCCCATACTTCAACGACCACCTGGACCGGCTTATTCGCGCGCAGTCAGCGCCGGAGTTGCAACAGATTGAGCAACGGATAACACAGGAATACAAGGACAAGGCGACCATTGCCCGCTCTGGTAAAACGGGTATGGCGATTGGGGTGCTCGCCTCCGTCCTATCCCCGACTATGTTCATCCCGTTTCTCGGGGAAGCACGAGGTGCGAAGGGGGCGGTAACCGCATACGCGCTGGCTGCAGGGGCCATGACCGCGCAAGAAAGCGCGCTATTCCTGACGCAGGAAACTAAAACTACGAAAGACACCATGATGAACATTGCAGCAGGCACGATACTGGCCGGAACACTCGGGGCTGCGGTTTCCTTCCTTCGTCCTGCGGCTAAGGCGAGCCTGATAAAAGATTTGAATAGCACAGGGGCGGTAGTTCCTCCTCCGGATAAGCTGCTCATATCCCCACGTGCGAAAGAAGTTGGCGCTGCGGTGCCGGATACCCCTGTTGATCCAGGGGATTTTGCGGGGGCAGCTCCGTTCACCCGTAAGCTGGTGGGTTGGTTGATAAAGGTGAACCCTACTGGCAGAATGATTACCCGAAGGGTGACGGTGGCTGAGGGAAAATCGGTTGCGGTTGGCGCAGAGCGGAGTATGGGGCTGGCGTTCTCCGATAGTGGGTTGAAAATGCAAGGCAACGCGGAGGGAGTTACCACGCACGCTGGGGGAACGATTGAGGTTAACGCGCACAGGATGGGCGTGCCGGTGTCGAAAGTGCAGAGGATATTGGACGAGACGTATTCCAAACACTTTTACACTGGTAAGAGCAAGAAGGTGGGCGGAAAATCTATTGCGGCCCAGCTGCCTGGAATTGGTAAACACTTCCTCCCCGAGGGAAAAATGTCGTGGGATACTTTTAACGAAGAAGTAGCTCGTGCGATGAACTTCGACGACGTACATGCTGTGCCGGAAGTAGCGGAGGCAGCACGGAGGATACGGGTTGATTATCAAGATTACCTCATGCAGGAAGCACAACGCGCGCACGAACACCGCATGACCATTGACGGGCCAGAGGCCGCACCCCTGTTCACCCCGTGGACTCCGGGAAAAAATCCTAGGGCTGGCACCCCTACCACACACTTCAACCACGCTTGGGATCAGGAAAAGATTGCGAAGCAGGGGCTAGGGTTGGAAATGGACCTCGAGGATCACATCAACGGGGAGCTCAATATGATATTGGGCGAACGTATGGCCGCTCATACGAAGCGGGTTGCCACGTTTAAGAAACAGCTCAAGGATCGCCCTGTCATGGACACCACAGTGTTCAAGCGGGAGTTGGGTTCGCGGAAAGCGGAATTGCGTGGACTCCAGGATGCGGTACAGAAAGCGCGGGAAGAAGGCGGGCAAGGGAGTTCGGAGCAGATTGCAGCGTTGACGAAAGATGTGGAACGGGCGAAGGCTGAGATTGATTACCTTCGCGCGGATGGGACCTCTATGATACACAGTGCCTCGCAGCGTATCCTTGATGATTTATACGGGGCTATTGATGAACATACTGGCGCGCAAATTGAACGGAAAGGCGGCACGGATATTGGGGTGCATGAAGGTCGGGCGGATTTTTCGCAGGTATCGAAGGAAATTGCACAGCGATTGGCCGGGAAAATTCGCGGGGAAACCCTTCACCTATCGGGCATGGAGGTGCTGTCCGGTAATCGTGGGGTAGAACTATCTCGTATGCTGAACATGGACTATGCAGTCAAGTCGAAGTATCTCGTGACAAACATTGAGCGGATTGTGCGGATGGGGACGAGGCAACTTAGCTCGGACATTGCGATATATAAGGAACTCGGGAGTTCTAACGGGGCGCTGCAAATTGCTAAGATCGGGTCGGAATACGATCAGCTCATACGGGATGCGGCGAAAGCACAGGCAACTAACCCTAGTCGGATAGGTAAGGTAGTACGGAAACTGAAGGGGAAGAAAGCCGACTCGAACGATTATGTGGCACAACTTCGTATCCAGCGGGATGCGGCGATAGCGGATGCGACGACTGTAGTGTCACGGATGCGGCATCAACGGAGGATACCGGAAAATGTTAATAGTTTACTTTTCCGCGCAGCACAAATGGCCACTGATGTTGGCGTTACTATCATGCTCGGGAAGGTGGTTATAAGTTCCTTCGCAGACCTCGGACGCCCCATGCAAAAATGGGGGATGATGAACACGTTCAGGGATGGATGGGCGCCCTTCGTTGCCAATAGCCCTCGGTATAAAATGGCGAAGGATCAGGCGTCCTTGTTTAACATTGGGCTAGATGTGGAAACCCATTCCCGTACCCTCGGCATTACGGATCAATATAACATGGTCGGGTCTGCGCGAGGGCCGATTGGGAAAACTACTCACTTCATGGCGAATAAGATGGGGCTTGTCGCACTGTTCGACCACTGGACTGCATGGGGTAAACAAATGACGGCCAGTATTGTCATGGGGGAAATTTCGCGGGGCATCCGGCTGCTGCACACTGTTCCCGGGGCTACGAGTGAGCACGCTATCTATCGGGAAATGTTCGCCAGTTTCGGCCTGACCCATGGGATGCAGAAAAGGATATGGCAGCAAATGACTAAGCTGCCCGAAGGCGGAAAACAGTTCGGAGAAAACTGGTTGCCGAACACGGAACGCTGGACAGACCTTGATGCGCGGGATGCGTATGGGGCGGCCCTCGTGAAGGCGGCAGAGTTCGACACGATCGTTACCCCCGGCCTAGATCGTCCGAGTTGGATGGATAAGAACGCGGCGTTTGGGTTGCTCGGCATGTTCCACACTTTCACCGCCAGCTCATTCGGCAAAGTTACACTGGCTGCACTGCAGGACTCACAGCACCTCGACCGGAGAGGTATGGCTGTTGCAGTCGGAACGACATTTTCAGTTGCATTAGGGGGGCTTTCGTATTATGCTTCGGCTATGGCATCCGGTGGTAAACAATGGGAACGTGCAAAAAATGCCTCGTTAGGGGATGTTACCGATGAGGCTATCCTCCGTTCCGGACAGATCAGCTGGGGTGCTGACGTGTTGAAGGGTACGGAGTTCCTTCCTCACGCTCCTGGCCACTTTGGTACTGTTCGGCCTCATCAACCCACCGATATGGTAATGGCGGCGCTCGGCCCTGCAGCGTCTATGGCGAAAAATATGGCGAAGATTGCTGCTGGACTTCTTGACCCAACGCAGTCTACCGTTCACGCTATCCGGCAAATGGCAGCGTATAACCAAGTGTTTTACCTCAGTCGGCTTTTCACGGCGGTAGAGCACGGGGCGAACAGCCTGTTCAACGTACCAAAAAGTAGGAAAAGCAAATGACAGTTTCAATTATCACGCGGGTCGCAACGGCCTCCGGAAATTCATCCACAACTGTTTGGCCTTTCGGGTTCAACATTCCTGATGCGGCCTCGTTGGTGGTTAAGGTGTATGACAGCACAACGGGGGCGACCTCCACCATCGCTGCAGCGGATTACACGGCTACGGGGTACGGGCTGGAAGGCGGCGGGTCCGTTACCTACCCCCTCGTTGGTTCTCCGCTTGCCTCGAACTTCACGATTAAGATTATCCGGCAAAGTTCCCTCACCCAACTTATAAACATCACGAAGCAGACCACTTATTTCGCTGATGTGGTAATGGCAGTCTGGGATAAGCTCACCCTTATCACGCAAGAAATTTCTAACGATGCGGGTCGGTCGTTGAAATTCCCCGAGGGGGATGTTACTTCCACCGCGTTACCGGAAATTGCAGATCGGGCCAGCGCACTGTTAGCGTTCGACGCTTCGGGGGCGCTGGACACGACCATTTCAATGGTTGACTTCTCGAACGCGGCGGGAAATGCAGCAGCAGCGGCCTTGTCTGAGGCGGCGGCGGCAGCGAGTGAAGCAGCAGCAGCAGCAAGCGCATTGGCAGCGGCGGCGAGTGAAACCAATGCAGGAACGAGTGCTGGTGATGCTGCGGCTTCCGCTGCGGGGATTGTCGGTAGTGTAGCAGCCTCGGCGGCGAGTGCGGCAGCGGCGCTTTCGAGCG